GGTTCAGGTTCGCAGCCTAATGCTGCACACGCTGGGCGGCAGCGGATTGCGCCTGCAATCACTGCACAGTGAGGATTTGGATCCGCCGCATCGCATGGAGGTGAATGCTGAGGTGATTGGCAATCCAACATTAACCGATCAGCTGGAAAGCCTGGTGAGCCGCATCAGTCTGGAAAAGGGCGTAAGTTCGGTGCGGTGGCAGGTGAATGAGTTGGAGCGTGATTGATATTTAGATGTGCTTTAGAAAACGTATCGCCATTTGATCGCCACTATGAATGACAAACAAAAAGCCACCTCAAAAGGTGGCTTAACTGCATGATTTTCATCGCTAAATTTGGTGGCCCCTGCTGGGTTTGAACCAGCGACCAAGCGATTATGAGTCCCAATTCGAAGCGAGTAAAATCAGTAACTTACTGATTTTTATGTTTTCTTTAGGCCGAATAGTGATGAAAAGTGGCACATAGCGTTGCGCTCTGCTGCCACTTTGCTGCCAAAAATGAAAAAAATTTTTGACGAATTGTTCAAAATTAACTTAATACTTTGTTCAAATCGATGGAATAACCTTCTCTTGTTAACTCCTTTGCAAGGCTGATTTTCCAACCGCCAGCCTTATCCAATTCGGTGTAAACTAACCCACTTAAATCTCCTGGAATTTCTATGTCGGATTTAACTAAGGCTGACACTTTATTGCGACCAAGTTTGCCAATTAGATAACCGTGTTCAAACACGACATTTTGTCTTGCTCTAGGTCTCGAATCACCGCTACCCTCCAACCCGCCATAATCACAAGGTGTATAGAGCACTATCCCATAGCCAACATTAGTGTGCTCTTCTATTTTTTCAATAATAGTTTTCCCGCTATTATTTTGCTCGTGTAAAATAATTGCTTTCAAACCAAGTTGTTCAATGAATCTAGCAACTTCGGTTTTTGAGAGATCATCACGGCCATGAACGATAAATATGTTGTTATTGGTTTCTCTATTCTTATTTATAGATTCTTTGATTTTGCGTGACTCAGTTTTAGTAATTTCCTCACCAGCTTTTCTAAGAGTTTCTTTAGTTATATCAGTTGTGTAGTTGTCAGTTAAAATATCCGTTCTGTCAAGAAAAATAAAAACGTTTGCAGGTACTTTTGATTGCGCTATTGATTGCAATGCATTTGTTGTTCTATCAGCCTTTTTAATTTTTATCATTCTTACTAATGAGGCATCAATGTGACGTCCATCAATAAATATTTCCTCTTTCTTAAGGTAAGGATATATAATATATTTTTTTACATCATCGAAGTCTTCATTGTCCAAGTCATAGCAAGTTAAATAATTTCCTTTTTTATCTTTTTCTTCAGTTTCAATAATCGTGTTGTAATACATTGGTAACCTCATTTAGAAAATTTAACAATGATTGTAATAAAAAGTTGCTATAACATTATTTTACCGACCATTTTTTTTCAAGGAAAACAGCATAATAAAAATGGCATTAATAAATATCACCTTTATTCAGAGGATTAAGAAGTGAAGCTTCCACTAAATGATCTGGTGAAAAATGAGCATATCGCATAGTTACCTTGATATCCGTATGCCCTAGTATGCGTTGTAGCACAAGAATATTGCCTCCATTCATCATAAAATGAGAAGCGAAAGTGTGGCGTAAAACATGCGTCAACTGCCCAGCAGGTGTCTCGATGCCAGCACGTTGCATAGCTTTTCTAAAAGCTGAATAACATGGTTTAAAAAGCTCCTGTGCTTTCCTGCTGGATGGCAGATCGGCCTCTAATTTTTCAGTTATCGGCACCGCTCGGTTTTTCTTGCCTTTGGTTTTTACGTAGATGATTTGCCCAGCGCGAATCTGATTCCCTTTCAAACTTTCAGCTTCACTCCAACGTGCTCCAGTTGCCAGGCAGATTTTGACGACTGTAGTTAAGTCCTTTGACCGGCTTTTCTCACACTCGGCGAGTAACGTGCGGATCTCATCAATAGTGAGATATGACATCTCAGACTCACTGATTTTAAACTCGCGCACGTTCTCTAACGGATTTGGGGCGGTCCATTCATCTAACCGGCGCAGTTCGTTAAACATCGCCCTGAAATACGCCAGCTCTAAATTGACCGTGCGAGGCGTTACCGTCTTCACACGGGTGGAGCGCGTGATCTTCCCGCTTAACCGCTGCTCGCGATAAGACGCAAAAATTTTTGCGTTAAACTCTGTTGCGAGTGGGTTTCCCATCGCCTCGCAGGCGAACGCCATTGTGGTTCGCCGCTTCTCACCATCCGCCAACGTAATGCCATGCGTGTTGAACCACAATTCAACCAGCTCAATTACCCGCCGCTTATCCGCTTTCTCTCCTAGCCAGGGCTTATCTTGAGCCTGTTCTTTTACGAACTTCTCATAGGATTGTGCTTCGCCCTTCGTCGCAAACTGGCGGCGAATCCTTTTGCCATCACGGCCGTTTGGGAAAACCTGTGCCTGCCATTTTCCATTGGGTAATTTGTTTATTGCCATTCCATGCCTTAAAGGTATTCGGTTCGGGTGATCACTTTGCCTAAAACAACGATGTCACTTGATTGGCACTCGAATGAAGATTTCCCATTCTCGACACGTATTCTTCCACCGGGAAAACGTACCAGTTCTCGGATGCTTACTAACTTATCAATCTCGATAAGCCACAGCCCATCGACGATCTCGCCTTCATAGGTATCAACCAAATAAGTGCTTCTATCTGCATTGATCACAAACGGGGCATTCAAGCCTTCGGGTAGTGATGCTTTATCCAGAATGAAATCATCCATAGGTTCTAAAATCCCATTTGAGATTTTTTTATGTGTCGCAATCACAACACGGGATTCCTCCACTTCCATAAAGCGTGCACCTTTACCTGTAGTAAGCCAGGTAAGTGATGCTCCCGTTTCTACGTGGCAGATGATCACCCAGTCAGCTGGGAAGGTATCGCGGGCTGAGCGGTTGGCTAACGTGCTTTGCGAAACGCCCAAATGGGTGCATAACGCCTGACGGCTGCTGAATCCGTACGCTTCAACTAAACGAAGAATCGCGTCTTTACCGCCCCGGTTACTCTCTACCGCTTCACGAACCACTTTCGCATCATGGCGATTTGTGTTTTCTTTCGTTGACATATCCGATTTGTGATCCTATTCTTCGGTCTGTGATGAGATGAATAGCGTTTAATAGTGAGATCTAATACCTAAACCGAGGAATACTGCATCATGACCCGTAAACTTTCAATGCGCCCATCAATCAATCTGGTGATTTCGGAACCGTACATTACTGTCGAAGAGTTCTGCCGTCGCACAGGTTACAAGGAAGGCACTGTTCGCCAGATGTATCGCGAGAACCGTTTGCCCATCAGGAAGAAAGAGGGCTTAAACGGGCTTATCGAGATCAACATGGTTGCTCTCACTATCGAAGCCGCTGCTGGCTGCGAAATCACAATGCAGGCTTGATGCATTCATATTGGGATAACGTGAGGTATTAAGCATGTTTGATTTCAGTGTCTCCACACAAAGCCATTTTGATGAAGCGTGCCGTGCGTTTTCCGCAAAGCACAACATCATCCAGCTGGCTAAAAAGGCGGGACTTAATCCGCAAACCATCCGTAACAAGCTCAACCCGGAGCAGGTCCATCAGCTTACCGTTCGCGAAATGTTGATTCTGACCGACCTGACGGAAGACTCAACGCTGGTTGATGGCGCATTGGCTCAACTGCAATGCCTGCCATGCGTGCCGGTTAACGAAATCGCTCAGGAGAACTTACCGGCTTATGTCCTCAAAGCTACCGCCGAAGTCGGGCAGTTAGCTGCGGGCGTTGTGAGTCAGAAGAAATTCACCTCGGCCTGTCGGCGCGGATTTGTGCAGAACGTTAATGCCGGCATTCGCTGCCTGACGTTAGCTGCGATAGCTGTTCAAACGCGCGTGCATTCAAACCCTGCAATGGCTGGCACTGCAGATGTGTTAAGCGGGATCGGCGCATCGATAGGGATTGTTTAGTTATGGCGTTTTCAGTAGCACCGCTTCTAAAACGGCAAAGCCCTTCACATGCATTCGGTCACGGCTGGATTGCAGCTGAAAATGGCAGGCGCTGGCACCCGGCAAACTCTCAAGCCGAATTGCTGGCAGGTTTAACTGGCAACAGGAAAAAAGCGACATGGCTTACAAAGCTGAAAGCATCACTGTTCAAATGAGCGCCGGGCAGCGAGTTAGCGCGCTTAATCATATTGCCGCACTTCGCACCATGATGTACGGCGATTGCGGTAATGAGCTAAAGCGGTTCATCAGTGAAATGCGTAATACTCGCGATCCAAAGTACGAACAAAATAACCGGGCGATGAGCGCCATTTTCTTTCTGGCAAACATCAATAAAGAACGTCACAACGTTGAATACAGTGAATTGACGAGTGACGAAATTACCGCGCTGATAGGTGCAATGAATCACTTTCGCGCAGTCGTGAGTTTATTTCCCAAGAAGCTAACGCTTCCAAATTAATTAACCCGAAAAAATAAATGGCGTAAACCCGCCGGGCATTTTTTTGCCCAAATTCTGGAGAAAGTTAAATGCGAAATATTGAAACCCGAAATTTTGAAGCCGATGCAGAAGTGCTAAACGCGATGCTGAGTAAGGCCAAAAGTGAGCAGCGATCAGATGATGCGCTGGCCGTATCCGTTCGCCTGGCTGCATTAGCGATTCATGCAAGAAACAAAGAAATGTCAGCTGCTGAAATTATCGAACTGCTGGACAAAGAATCCGTGCGCTTCGAGAACCAATCACGGGAGCTGCACTAATGGCCGACTCAATGGATCTGGTTCAGCAGCGCGTCCAGGAAGAATTGGCGCGCAACCTGGCAACGGCTATTCACCGTCCTGCAGGAGCGAGTGAGTTTTTCTGCCTGTCATGCGATGCAGCTATTCCAGAAGCGCGTCGCCGAGCGTTGCCGGGTGTCGAGCTATGCGTTACCTGCAAAGAGATTAGCGAACTGAAAAGCGTGCATTACAAAGGGGCCGCGCTTTGAGAGTCCAGGTTGATGATCGCTATGCAGTGCGCGCGCTGAAATCCAGTGAGCCGGGCAAGCCGCAACAATTGGTGTTAGAGAAATTCAGCTGGCTTGAGATTGATGGCGTCCGTCAGCGCGTGCCGCAAACCATGGCCGTGTATGAGTCGACAGTGCTCTTGATGCGCGATCTGGCTGCTGATGTCATTGGTCGCCGTGTTTTGCGTGGCAAGATGAATACAACCGCGGGCTTTGTGGCGGAAACCCGCCGCATCGCCGAGTTGGTAGAGGCAGCACTGCAAGAGCTAGCTGAACTTCAGGCCGCGCATGTCTGAAAGCCTTCCTGATCTCCTTACTGGTGAATATCACGCCGTAAATCAGCAGCGGCGTGAAGTCTTCGGCATGTCCGCTCCGGCGGATATGTCCCTTTCTGAGCGCCGCCTCTGGAATGTGAATCCAGAGGACCACAACTGGCGCAGCCAGTATCTGCAAGACATGCCGGATTATCTGGCCGGTTACTTTGCCGATCGCTACAGCAAAATCCTCTCAGCAAATAATGGCCGCCGTCGGGCCAATGCGTTTCTGCGCCAGACTATCGGCCAGAACGTATTGCCACGCCTGCAGCTGGTTCGCAGCCGCTATCGTCTCGATGATGCCGCTCAATATGAACTGCCGTTCATCAAGCAGCTTGATCGGCTGCCCACGCTTGACCGGCAGGACGTGCGCGATCTGGCTTATAAAGTCGCATCCTATCTTTCGCTTAGCCTGGCTGAGTTTGTCGATAAAACCTCTATGCCGCAGGAAGCAGACGAGCAGACAGTAACCTGCATTGCGTATCGCTACGTTGCTGAGCTGGCCGCATTGACCGGCACGCAGCCGCCATATTGGGCGGAATTCAAAGCCTCCAAAGGTGAGCTTACGCTGCGCAAGGCACAATCGGGTTTATTGCGCATGATGGCGCCAGAGTGGTGGCGTGGCCGTCTTAAGCAGATGCGCGATCTCCAGCGTGAGCACATGGCAATAGCAGTAGGGCAAGTTCAGAAATCTGCATCACCCTACGTTTCACGCGGCACGCTGGCGGAATGGGTTGAGCAGAAGAAACGCAACCGTGATTTCTTCAAGCGTTACGACCTGATGAACAAAGATACCGGTGACCGTATCGCGATGGATGAGATGGTCAACCGCAGCACCGCGAACCCGGCCATGCGCCGCCGCGAGTTGATGACTAGAATGCGTGGCTTTGAAGACATCGCCAACGAAACTGGCTGCGTAGGGGACTTTTATACAATCACCGCGCCGTCGCGTTATCACTCCGTTTATAGCCAGGGCGGTTTCATTACCAAATGGAACGGTTCAAGCCCACGCGATACGCAGCGCTATTTATGCCGCGTTTGGGCGCGCATTCGCGCCGCACTGTCACGCGAAGAGATCCATGTTTTCGGTTTCCGCGTGGTGGAGCCGCATCACGACGGCACGCCACACTGGCACATGCTGCTGTTTATGCTGCCGGAACATCGCGAGCGTGTGCAGCAGATCATGCGTGAGCATGCCAGCAAAGAAGACGCCGACGAACTGAGCACGCCGCAGGCGCGCAAAGCGCGTTTTCACGCTGAGCCTATCGATCCCACCAAAGGCAGCGCCACGGGTTACATCGCTAAATACATATCGAAGAACATCGACGGCTTCGCAATGGACGGCGAAAAGGACGATGAAACCGGCTCAAACATGCGTGATATGGCTAAGGCCGTATGCGCGTGGGCATCGCGCTGGCGCATCCGTCAGTTCCAGCAGATCGGCGGAGCGCCTGTAACAGTGTGGCGCGAGCTGCGCCGCCTCGGCGATACACGTCTACCTAACGAGAAAATGGATGCTGTGCTGGCGTCTGCTTCTGTTGCCAGCTGCTGGGCGTCTTACACGATGGCGCAGGGCGGCCCGCTGGTTGCGCGCGAAGATCTGGTGATCCGCCTCTGCTATGAAATTACAGAAATGGGCAACGAGTACGCCGAGGACGTGCAGCGCGTGCAGGGCATCTACTCGCCTCACTATCAAGATTCTGAAGTATTCACTCGTCTGGTGAAGTGGGAAGCCGTTAGCAAATTAGCCGACGCGTCAGCGGAGGCTGGTCCTTCTGGCGGCATCGCCGCCCCTTGGAGTTCTGTCAATAACTGTACGGGGCCGGAGCGCCGACGGTTAGAGCTGGAACTAAAAGCCCGTGGCTTTGAGGGGCATGAAGAGGAAATTAGCCTCCTTTCCAGAGGATGCAGCCTAAATTCAGGTGCGCGAATGCGGCTTTTTTACCGAAACGGTAGGCTCCAGGAACAAAAGATAACCATCTGATTAATCCAGAGGATTTCTCACGGAAGGTAAAAAAACATTTCACATTTCGAAACTCATAATATACTGTACGTATAACCAGTTGTTCATTGTGCGGAGGGAATATGCAGGATTATTTTTTGGAGTCGATGAAGCTCCAGCGTATTGATTTATTTATGAAACTTGTTGCTGCCAGTGATTGCACGGATGACGAGAAGCAGCTTGCCATTCAGTGGGTCTCTGAACTGACCGATGAGCTGATGCGAAAAGTCAGAAGCCACGAATATTCGCGCATGATGCACGCTTCAGATTAGTTTTTTCAGATGTCACGCGTAGCAAGATATGATCGGATGGAAGCTACATATCACGCCGGGATGCTTACGGAAGGTGAGTCCGAACATAACGAGAGTTGCGAGGCGTTAAGCCATGGCTAAAAATCCCGAAAAATTCCAGATCGTTTACCGAGGTGAGGTACTCACTTACTATAAGCCAGGTGAATGGGTGTTTTTCCAACGGCCGAAAGAATGCGGCGGGGGTTACTGGCTCGGTAAAACCTACGACTTCGTTTTCATACTTGAGATTCCATATCCCATTTCTTTACGGCAGGGCATGGATTTTCTGAATGAAGCAGAAGGAATTGGCCTCCACAAGTCAGCTTCTGTGGACGACTTCAAGCTGGAGTGAAGAGTGCATGACTATGCCGCATGAATTCGCATGATCCGAAAAGGATCGCTTTACCCTAGGCCCGCCAGTTCTGGCGGGCTTTCGTTTATGTCATGCAGGTGCATGAAAACCGCATCATAAAGCGGGCAGGCGTGGCGGGGGTACGAGCGCGCGCTAAGGGCCTCATATGAACATTTGATTAGTCATGAATAAGGGGCTAATTTGAAGTATATTGTTACACTTGAGCGAAATACGAAGTTATAGTATTGGCGAAAGAAGTGTGAATTTTCATAATTCTAATGCCAGAATGTTACTCTGACACAGCTGGAGACTTGGATGTCTATCGAAGAAAAGTTTTTTCGAGAAATTGATTTAACTGATAGTTTTTTCAACTCATTACGAGCCGATTATGATGGTTTCGATAAATGGTTTGCTTCAAAAGCTTCAAACAAAGCCTATGTATCGCATAATGATCTAGGTGAAATGGATGGTTTTCTGTATCTTAAAATTGAAGATGATCCAATCACAGATACCATACCCGCTTTCAACGCAAAACCTAGAGTTAAGCTTGGAACATTTAAAATTAATGCTCACGGCACCAGATTAGGCGAAAGGTTTATAAGATTAGTTTTTAAATATGCAATGAATAATGGTTTAAAAGAAATCTATGTGACAATTTTCGATAAACATGTTGGTTTAATCAACCTTCTTGAAAATTATGGGTTTGAATTAAAAGCAAAAAAAATAGTTGCAACTATTAATGGTCATGAAGGAATTTATTTCAAGTCATTAGAGTGGAGAGATTAAATGAGCAAACATAATTATCCGCTGGTTAAGCTTAATAATCGTAATTTCTTATTAAGTATTTACCCTACTTGGCATACAAGACTTTTTCCAGAATCTAAGTTGCACAATGAGGATGGAACCTTAATTAAAGATGTGGCGCATACTAATAGTATCGAGAAAGTATATCTTACAAAAATGGGCGGAACTGAAACTCTTCGTGAAGGAGATAACATACTCATATACAGAACTTCTGATGGTCAGGGGCCTGCACGCTATAGATCGGTTGCGACTTCTGTATGTGTAGTTATAGATGTGAAAAATATTCATTCTTTCGATAATTATGATGATTTCAAAAAACACTGCGGGCCCTATACTGTATTTGATGAAGATGAGTTGAGACTTTTGTATAACAAGAAAAACTATCCTCAAATAATTAGGTTTACTTATAATTTTCCTTTAGAGAAGCGAGTTATAAGGGATGACATAATGACCATCACAGGATATACTGATGCGAATTATTGGGGTTTTCTGGAATTAAGTGATTCACATTTTAAGCGAATAGTCACAATGGGCGGGGTAAATGAAGGTTATATTATCGATTAAGCCTGAATATGCTGAGCGTATTTTGTCTGGTGAAAAAAAATTCGAATTCAGGAAAAACATCTTTAAAAATAAAGATGTCGATACTGTTTTAATTTATGCCACTATGCCTGTTGGCAAAGTCATTGGTGAGTTTAAGGTTGGAGATATCCTTATGCACACACCCACTGAACTTTGGCACAAAACAAAAAGATATGCAGGCATCAGTCACAAATTTTTTGAAGATTATTTTCATTGTAGAGAAAAGGCTTTTGCAATTACTGTAAAAAACCCTAAGCGCTATCTCTCACCATTAGATCTTAATGACATATCTCCCGGTGCTAAGGCGCCGCAATCATTCCGATATGTTTAAACATTATTGAGCGCTGCTTTAACGTTTGCGCTCAATTTCATTAACGCATCTTGTGAATTCTTCTATTGTGGATGATGATAATATTTTTATTGGTATGTTCAAATCTTGGCATATTGAAAAAGCATTCTCTCTCTCAAACTTAATTAATGCGTCTATATCATAGGATGGAGCAGCTCCATCTCTTTCTATAATTCTTTTTATTATTGTCTCACTGTCATTTTCTAATAATATCACTCCATCAATGCATAATGACTGGAAAGTGCTTTTATCTAAACTCTTTATCCCTCCATTTTTTTGAAGCAAGCAAAAGTGACCGTCAAGCAAAATTTTTTTATGTTTATTTAAAAGACTTTCAAGGGCCGAAATTAAAATCAATTGATTTCGATCTAAGTTTGAGGCCAATTTATCTAAAGGTATTTCTATATCACCATGGTTACGTATAAGTTGGCTAGCACTCTGGTAGTTCACATCATTTTCTTCGCTGTATTTTTTACATAAGTAGCCCTTCCCAACACCGTGCACACCAGCTACAAAAATTAGCATCTTACTCATTTCCACTATAGAATTTATGATAGAATTAGGGAGTTAACATAAGGCGAAAAAAATGAAAATTCAAGCTCTTTCAATAGTTAACCCCGCGGTGAATTTGATTCTTGATGGAATAAAGACTCATGAGATAAGGTCTTGGCTTCCCTCGGAGATTCCGTTGATGAATATTTTATTAGTTCAAAATAATCGTTATCTTGAGTTTGATAAGGATGAAGATGAGGGGGTCGGATTAGCTATTGTTGACTTTACTAGATTTTCAACTTGGACGGAAGTTGAACACTCTAAAGCCGGATCAATCGTCACATTAGGTCGAGATTGGAAGAAGGGGTATTATAAGTGGGAAATAAATAATATAAGAATTCTTAAGAATCCTATTTTTTGCAAGGCTAAAAAGGGGATTTATGAAATTGAAGTCGATTCAATAGCTTTAAAGGATTAAAAATGTCTAACATACTTTTTCTAAAAGCCAAAAGATTTGCTGTAATACCGGTTGTATCATTATTAGCACTGTTTCTTATCGGTGCAGCTTTGATTATGTATTATAATTTTTTTGGTGATCGTCAAATAAGTAATTCAGTTGAAAAGTGGGGCCAATTTGGAGATTATATAGGAGGGGTGCTAAATCCGGGTTTAAGTTTCATATCGATAATTTTAGTTTGCTACACGCTTCACGTTACTTCTCGTCAATCCTCAATGCAATCATTCGAATCTGTCCTATTTGAATTGCTCCGTTATCATAAAGAACATCTTGAAAATGTTAAGGTAAAGTATGGGGAAAATACATATTCAGGTGTGGATGCATTAAATTGGTGCATTACCGAGGTGAAGTTTAATTTTCGAAATTTAAGTGATGATGAGCAGCCGGCACCGAAAAGATTAACCTCCTCTATTGATCGTTTCTATGATAATGATGTTTTTTTCTCTAGTGCAGGACATTATTTTAGGAATTTATATCACATATTTAAACATATTGATGAGTCGTATTTTCTTTCAAAGAATGAAAGGGTTAAATATGCTAAGCTTGTTAGGGCGCAACTTTCCTCCATAGAGTCCGGGGCTATAATGCTCAATGGTCTTTCAACTATAGGCGGCAGATCCAGAGTTTACATTCACAAATATTCACTTTTGCAAGAATATACATTGGGAAGTGATTTTAAAAGTGAGCTGGAGGCCTCAGGAGCGCTTGTCTTATATTCTGCTGAGGCATATGGAGATAAAGGAAATTAAAAATTTTAACCTAATTCATAAGGTGAGAATCTTATAATCTCGCAATCTAACAATTCATTAATTTCCTTCATTCTTTCTTGTAAGGGGATTAGTTCATTGCGTACGAATACTTTACAGGCTTTCTCAGCGTCACCAAAACCGCCAACGTTGTTAGGTATTATCCCCATCATCTGAGGCGGCACCCGGTGCGCGGCCATCATGTCGTCACGGCTCACGTTTTTGATATTAAGAAACTCATCCTTAGCTGCCACCTCTGACAGCGGGATGATCTGAATCCCGTCCTTCTTCCCGTTCGGCGAGTACATAAACAGGTTGCGGAAGTTGCCCGGCCCCTTGGCGCTTTTCATTGCCTGGCGGATGTTGTTCACGTCTTCCTGATTTTGCGCCGCGTCGGTCATATACATGATGAAACCGGCGTGACTGCCGTTCAGGTAGTATTTGCGGCGGAACAGCGTTGCCGACTCGTTTAGCAGGGTGGACGGGATCGCCGAAAGGTATTCCGGCAGGCCGTAAACCTCCTGATTCAAATCCGGCTCCATCAGGTGAAACACGCTGCCTTTGGTGAACTCGTAGGGCTGGGTGTTCATGCCATATTGAACAAACCAGTAGGTGTCTAAATCGGTGCCGCGTCGGGTGAATTTTGCCAGTGCCGGCTCAAGCGCCAGCACGCCGCCGAGCCTGTTGGTGCGCTTTTCCAGATAGGCGTTGCCGAACACCAGATAGTCCTGCACAAAACGGCTAAACGCCTGCTGGCTCAGCAGCGGGTGAGGGATGAAAGTGCTGGTCAGGATGTTGCGCTTCACGTTGATCGGCGAGCTGTGATGCACTGCGGCGCGGAACGTGCGCGCCAGCCCGTCAAAGCTCACCGGCGGTTCATACCACTTGTCCATCACCACGCATTCCACGTAGTCCAGTAGCTCGCGGCGGTCCAGCACCGGCACCGGGTCGCCAAAGGTGAACGCTTCTGCCGCCGGGCCGCCTGTCATCTGTTCTTGCTGCACGTGCTGCGTGCGCGTACGGTTCCTGCGTTTGCTCATTTAAAAAATCTCCATAATGTTGCCGGTGTGGGCGGCTTCGCCCTGTAGCGGTTCGTTTGCCAGTGCGTGCATGGTCGCCCACGCCAGATCGGCGTGGCTCGCTTCTTCGCTGCGGCTGGCTTCGTAGGTCGGGCGGTTTCCGCTGGCCGTGGTGGCGCGGCGGATTGCCATGAATGACTGCGCGATATCGAGGTGTCCGGCGTCGAACTCCAGGCGCCCGCTGCTGATGATGTCGAACGCCTTCAGCACCAGGGCATTTTTCACGTTCGGGTTATAAACAAACTCTTTCACCGCCGGATAAAACATCTTCACGTTTTCGTACACGCCGAGGCCGACGCCGGTGGAGTCGATGCCGATATAGGTCACGTTGTACTGCTGCGTCAGCTTTTTGATGGACTCGGCCTGCGCGCGGAAGTCCATGCCGCGCCACTGGTGGCGCTCGAGTATGCGGAACTTGCCGCCCGGCACGGCAGGCGGGGCGATCACCACGCACCCGGCGCTGTCGCCGTTCTGCGTCCCTTTCGCCGGGTCGTAACCGATCCACACTTCGCGCCAGCCAAACGGCCGCAGCGCCAGCGCTTCGAAGTCGCTCCAGATTTCCCAACTGTCCACCATGCACTTCTGCAGCAGCTGCAGCGGGAACACGGACGCTAAGTCGTCTACGAATTCGCACATCAGCAGGTTCTGATATTCCGGCGGGCTGTATTCGAGGCGCAGCTGGTCGAGGTCAAACAGGTTACAGCCACCGCGCACGGCGTCCTCAACGGTGACAATCTGGCGGAACTGGCCATCATCGCAGAAGCGGCCCGGCGACAGATTCATGTGCGACAGGTCGATGTCCACGCGGTCCGCCTTCGCGCGGCCCCGGTTGAACAGACCGCCGGACCAGAACGGATAGGCGCTGTGCGTGAGGCTGGACGGGGTGGAAAAATAGGTTTGGCGCCACTTCTTATGCAGCGCCATGCCTGACGCCACCTTGCGCAGCTCCTGAAACTTCGGGATCCAGAAGTATTCATCAAGGTAGAGGTTGCCGTGGTAGCTCTGCGCGGTGCGGGCGTTGGTGCCGAGGAAGTACAGGCACGCGCCGTTGCTGAGCGTCATCGGATCGCCCTTTAGCTCAACATCAACCTCTTTAGCGAACTCGATGATGTACTGCTTGAAGACGTGCGCCTGTGCTTTACTCGCTGAAAGGAAAATCTGATTGCGTCCGGTGGTCAGCGCATCCAGCAGCGCCTCACGCGCAAAATAGTAGGTGGCACCAATCTGGCGCGACTTCAGCACGTTGCGGATGCGGTGCTTGTTTCCCGCGTCCCACCACTGGCGCTGGTAGCCGAACATCGAGCCGTGGAAAATCTCCTGTAATTTCTCCACTTGTTCGTCGCTAAACACATTCTTTTCCGGCGGCTTGCGCGGCCCGCTGTTGCGGTTCGTCACGTTCGGATTGAGATCCGCCTCGTTGCCGCCGTTGCTGAACTTGCCGATGCGGGCATGGCGCTCTGACTGGCGCGCCAGCAGGTCAATCTCCTTAAAGTCTCTTCCTTCTTTTGTCTCCTTCATGATCAGCTGGCAGTAGCGCGCGGCGGTGGTCAGCTGCATCTGGTCAAGCGGGCCATAGTCGCCCCATTTGTCGCGCTTCTTCCAGCTGTGAACGGTTGCGGGTTTCTCTCCCAGCATTTCAGCAATGCGGGCGATGCGGTATCCCTGAAAGTACAGCAGCATGGCCTGCCTGCGGGGATCGAGGTCTTCGGGGGCGAGTGTCGTTGTCATGGCCCCAAAATACGGCCCCGACGATCCCTTTTCTGCCGCCTGCCGTTGTGTGGCTGCCCGCACAACGTGCCCGCGTTGTTTCGACCCCCTCTGAACCGCAAACATAAGGCTTCAAAGCGATTTACCCAACGGAGCCTGACCTATGGCAGTTAAAGCAAAGCGTTTTCGTATCGGGGTGGAAGGTGCCACCACGGACGGACGCGAAATTTCCCGCGAATGGCTGGAGCAGATGGCCGCCGCCTACAACCCGGCGGTTTACACCGCGACCATCAATCTGGAACACATCAAATCGTACTCGCCAGACAGCACCTTTAACCGCTATGGCACGGTAAGCGCGCTGGGGACGGAGGAGATCACCGACGGTCCGCTGGCCGGAAAGCTGGCGCTGTATGCCGACATCCTGCCGACGGATTCCCTCGTGGCGCTAGTAAAACAGGGCCAGAAGCTTTTCACCTCCATGGAAGTCAGCACCAAGTTTGCCGACACCGGCAAAGCCTACCTGGTTGGCCTGGCTGCCACCGACGACCCGGCAAGCCTCGGCACCGAGATGCTGGCCTTTAGCGCCAGCGCACAACACAACCCGCTGGCAAACCGCAAACAGCACCCGGAAAACCTGTTCACCGCCGCCACCGAAACCGCGATCGAGCTGGAAGAGGTGGAAGACAAACCCGCGCTGTTTGCCCGTATCACCGCGCTGTTCGGTAAAAAGCAGCAGTCTGACGATGCCCGCTTTTCTGACGTGCATCAGGCCGTGGAGTTGGTTGCTACCGAGCAGCAGGAATTCAGCACCCGCACCGATAAGGCGCTGGGCGAGCAGGCGGATCGCCTGAGCCAATTGGAAAACCTGCTGGAAACGCAGGTGAACGATTTCACCGAACTTAAGCAGCAGCTGGGCCGAGAAGACAGCCGCGCCGATTACCGCCAGCGCGCGCCGGGTGGCAATGCGCCAGCCGCAAACATGACCAACTGCTAAAGGAGCAGCATATCCAATGAAAAAGAATACCCGCTTTGCCTTCAACGCCTACCTGATGCAGCTGGCAAAACTCAACGGCGTGCCGGTTGAAGAGTTGTCCAGCAAGTTCAACGTTGAGCCATCAGTGGCGCAAACGCTGGAAGACACCATTCAGCAGTCGGCGGCCTTCCTGACGCTGGTCAACGTGATCGGCGTGCCTGAGCAATCCGGCCAACTGCTGGGTCTTGGCGTCGGCAGCACCATTGCCGGCACCACCGACACCACGGCTAAAGACCGTGAGCCAACCGATCCGACGGTCATGACGGATGTTGAATACCGTTGCGAGCAGACCAACTTTGACACAGCGCTGACCTACGCAAAGCTGGACCTGTGGGCGAAATTTCAGGACTTCCAGACCCGCATTCGTGACGCCATCGTCAAGCGTCAGGCGCTGGACCGCATCATGATCGGCTTTAACGGTATTGCCCGCGCGAAATCCTCCAACCGCACCGCCAACCCTCTGCTGCAGGACGTTAACAAGGGCTGGTTGCAGAAGGTACGCGAAGATGCGCCGGACAACGTGCTGGGCAGCGTGACCAAAGACGGCGAAACCACCGCCGAGCCGGTGAAAGTGGGCAAGGGCGGCGTCTATGCCAACCTCGACGCGCTGGTGATGGATGCGGTTAACGAGCTGATTGATCCGATTTTCCAGGACGACGACGAACTGGTGGTCATCTGTGGCCGCGAGCTGCTGGCGGACAAGTATTTCCCGCTGGTTAACAACGAGCAGGACAACACCAACAAGCTGGCCGCCGATCTCATCATCAGCCAGAAACGCATGGGCGGCCTGCAGGCGGTGCGCGCGCCTTACTTCCCGGCTAATGCGGTGCTGATCACCCGCCTCGATAACCTGTCGATTTACTGGCAGGAAGAGTCCCGCCGCCGCTCACTCATCGACAACCCGAAACGTGACCGCATTGAAAACTTTGAATCGGTCAATGAGGCCTACGTGGTTGAGGACTACCGCTGCGCCGCCCTGGTTGAAAACATCACCATTGGTGACTTCTCAGCAGACGCTGGCGCGGGAGCGTAATCAATGAGCCTGAGTCCCGCACGGCAGCACCGCCAGCGCGTCCAGGCTGAACAGGCCGCCCGTCAGGGCGGCAGTGTTCGCCACGCCAGCGGCTATGAGCTGATGCTGATGCAGCTCGGCGAAGACCGCCGCCGTCTCAAGGGCATTCAGTCCACCGTGAAGAAGGCCGAAATCAAGGTGGAAGTCCTGCCTAAATACGTGCCGTGGGTGGACGGCGTGCTGGCCGCCGACGGCGCGCAGCAGGACGACGTGCTGATGTACGTGATGCTCTGGCGCGTTGATGCCGGTGACTATTCCGGGGCGCTCGCCATTGGCCGCCACGCTATCCGCCACGGCTGGTCGATGCCGCAGGGCTTTAACCGTAACGTGCAGACGCTGCTGGCCGAGGAGATGGCCGACGCCGCCAAAAACGCCCTTGTGGCAAAAACCGACTTTGACCCCGGCCTGCTGATGCAAACGCTCGACGTGATTGGCGATCTGGATATGCCCGATCAGTCGCGCGCCCGCCTGCACAAGTCGCTCGGCTGGGTGCTGCGCGAAAGCCAGCCCGTTGCCGCGCTGAACCATCTGCAGCAGGCCATGCAGCTCGACGAGCGCTGCGGGGTGAAAAAAGACATTGAGCAGCTGGAGCGGAAAATCCGCAACGCCAGCTGATAACCGGACGTGCCCACGCGCGGGGCGGCACGGGGTGGCGACAGGCAGCGCCGCATCAAAACCCCGTCCACCGCCCACCTATTCAGGAGAAATAAGGCATGCAGTTTGTAGCGTCGGAAAAGGCGACGGGAACGCCGGAAATTATCCCCAATAACTCATTCTGGCCGGACATCGATCTGGCGACGTTTCGCAGCGTGATGCGCGTTGACGGCACCGTGACGCCGCAGCGTCTGAAGCAGGTGGTGCTCACCGCGATGGCGGAAGTGAACGCCGAGCTGTACCCGTGGCGCGAACATCAGGAGCTGCGCGGCTTTAACAGCCTGGCGAATGTGCCAACGGAAGAGCTGGCCGGGCGCAGCGTGCGTCTGCATCACTATGAGAATGCGGTGTGGTGCTGGGCGCGCGCGGTGCTGAACGAGCGTTATCAGGACTTTGACGCCACCGCTGCCGCAGCGAAGCGCGGGGAAGAACTGGAAGATGCCACCGGCGATCTGTGGCGCGACGCACGCTGGGCCATCAGCCGCGTACAGAACGCGCCACACTGCACCGTTGAGCTGATCTGATGAAGGTGCGCGCGCAGCAAAACGACACGGTAGACGAGATCTGCTGGCGTCATTACGGGCGCACGCAGGGCATGACGGAGCAGGTATTGCAGGCCAATCCGGGGCTGGCGGAGCACGGCCCCATTTTATTGCACGGGCTGGAGGTGGAGCTGCCGGACGTGACGGCGGCAGCCACCGTGCAGGCCGTCCAGCTTTGGGACTGAATCATGTGGGAAAGAATCCGCGCCGGGATCGTCTGGTTTATTGCTGTCGGTATGGCATGGCTGGGCGACATGTCGCTAAAAGATGTTTCAACCGTGGCCGGGGTGTTAATCGGCCTGCTGATGGCAATTATCAGTTGGTATTACAAACGCAAAACCTATCAGCTGCTTGCCGCCGGGCGCATCACGCGGGAGGAATATGAATCTGCAAACCGTTAAGCGCTGCACCGTTGGCGCTGTGCTGCTCATTGTCGGTTCAATGCCGGGTTTCCAGCAGCTGCACACCTCCGTCGAGGGGCTGAAGCTGATCGCTGATTATGAGGGCTGCCGCCTGAAGCCATATCTGTGCGATGCGGGCAAGTGGACCGACGGCATTGGTAACACCGTCGGTGTGGTGCCGGGCCGGACCATCACCGAGCGGCAGGCGGCGGGGAATTTCATCACCAACGTGTTACGCGTTGAGGCGGCACTGGCGCGCTGCGCTGCGGTTTCAATGCCACAGCCGGTCTACGACGCGCTGGTGTCGCTGGCGTTTAACGTCGGCACCGGCAACGCCTGCGGCTCAACGATGGTGGCGCTCATCAAAAAGAAGCGCTGGCGTGATGCGTGTTATCAACTGCCGCGCTGGGTGTACGTGAAAGGCGTATTTAATCAGGGGCTGGATAACCGGCGACAGCGTGAATTGGCATGGTGCTTAAAAGGAGTAACAGCATGATGCGCGCGCTGGCGGCGATAGTGCTCGTTCTGATTGCCGCGCTTGGCGTGCAGTCGTGGCGGCTCAGTACCGCCCACAACAAAATCGACGCGCAGGTGAAGGATTTAGCCGCGCAGGGCAAAAAGCTGTCGCAGAAAAACGGCCAGCTGATTGCCCTCAACATTCTGACGCAAACCAGCAGCCGGGCGCAGACACAGCTTTTCGCCGCCGCCGAGCAGAACGGCACGCTGCTGCGTGACCGGCAGCGCACCATTGAGGAACTTAAACGTGAAAATGACGAGCTTCGCCGCTGGGCTGATGCCCCTTTGCCTGATCCTGTTATCCGGCTGCGCCAGCGACCAGTCCTCACCGGAGGTCAGTCTTACCGTGAGTGGTTGTCCGCGAATCACCCCGTGCCGCCTGGGCGGCCTGCGCCGATAAGGTAGACACCATCATCAGTTGTCAGGATAAAGACGATGAACAAGCCGCAGTCCTTGCGAAACGCCCTGAATAAAGCCGTGCCCTACGTGGCCGACAACCCGGATCGCCTGCATCTGTTCGTGGACAATGGCGCGGTGGTTGCCACCTCCGCCACGTCGATTTCATGGGAGTACCGCTACACCCTCAACGTGGTGGTGACGGACTTCACCGGCGATCAGAATCTGCTGATGGCGCCCGTTTTATTCTGGCTCGGCGTCAACCAGCCGGACGCGCTGCAGAACGCCACCGAGCGCGAGCGGCTTTTCACCTTTGAGGTGGACATACTCGGCAATGACCGCTGCGACATCAGCATGAACTTAAAGCTGACGGAGCGAGTGATTGCGAAGGAAGTTGACGGCGTGATGTCGGTTGAGGCCGTGCCGGAACCGGAAGCGCCGGATGATAGCGAAGAGGGCTGGACGGTGCGCCATGGCTGAACTGCATGAAGTTGAGGCGTGGCTGGGTGCGCTGCTGTCGCAGCTCGAACCGGCGGCCAGAACAAAGATGCTGCGCGAAGTGGCGCGCGACGTGCGGCGCATTCAGCAGAATAACATCACGCTGCAGCGCAGCCCGGACGGCACAGCATGGGAACCGCGCCGCGTCACCGCCCGAACCAAACCGGGCCGCATTCGCCGCAAGATGTTTGCGAAATTGAAAACCACCAAATACCTGAAAGCGCAGGCAAACGCAGATATGGCAGAAATTGCGTTTGTGCCCGGCGTGCAGAAGCTGGTTCGCGTCCATCATTATGGCCTACGGGACCGGGTGAACCGGCGCGGCACCGAAGTGAAATACGCTGAGCGCACATTGCTGGGCATAAATAACGAGGTTGAAAGTTTTGTACATGAAACGCTATTACGCTGGCTCAAAGAATGAGCTGGCGTAATAGTTTGTGGGTAATAAGGTGTTCATGTGAGATAATAGCGAAATATTAAAACATTCTTGTTAGATTTTTATTGGGGGTCAATAGTTTAGATTTAACTATCTTATCATCTGGTATTCCGAACATGTTTAATATGCACTTAACACTGCTTGGAAAAGGCTCAGATGCATAGGGTGAAATGAAAACTTTATGAATGAGCTTGTTAATGTCAACATCTATCAATTCAGGTATAGGCTTGGCTTCATCTAAGCTTATATATTTTTTCTTGGGGGTAAAGTATAGCCTTGCTTCGTTTTCATGCTCGAAAGCAGTCCTTTTAAGTAAAGGCCCTATATTACCATTCACTATGCAATCTTCTTTTTTGAGTTTTGGAGAGTCATAGTCGATGTATTTTATCTCACTAAAGAAAATCGCGCTTGCTCTTGAATCAATCACTGATTCGACAAGCGATTCGGCTGTAGTCTGAATCGCTATTCCTTTATGCGAATCAGAATATAATTTCCACATAGCTTCGGATTCAAAATCATTTTGATGCCAGCAGTTAACAACGATGCAGCTCATAAGATTAAAATATACCTTTTCCATTCTTGCTGCATGGGATTCAGCATCAGCTCTTATCTTGGCAAACTCTATTGCTGCCTGGGCTTTTAATTCATCTGATAAAGGGCTATGTGATAAGGCATGCGATTTAGCTTTATCAATATTTTCTAATAACATTCCTTGAGTGTCATTGATAACTCCCGCAATTGCATCAAGAGCCGCTTTAGGTAAAAGCCCTTCAAATGGATCACTAGATGCGTAGAATTTAACCGGAGTGAAGAATAGTTTTTTAGTATCAAGTAGGTTTATCAAACGATCTAATGTCATATAACGCCATAGTTTCTGACTTTTATCTATATTAGATGTGACATTTTCAGCCTTCATGCTCATAGCAAACCTTTACGAGATTGTGTGGTGAATAAAACAATAGCACGAGGATTCATTTAGGCAGAAAACAAAGCATGCTGAATGAATGAACGACAAACTCACCGAAATCATGCGCCTTATCACCAACCTGATCCGCACCGGCACCGTGTCCGATGTAGATCCGGTCAGCTGGCTTTGCCGGGTGAAAACGGGCGACCTTGAAACAAACTGGATTAACTGGCTCACCTTACGCGCCGGGAATACCCGCACGTGGTGGCAACCCTCCATAGGCGAACAGGTTGTGCTGCTGAGCCTCGGCGGCAATCTCGAAACCGCGTTTGCGCTGCCGGCCATTTATTCCGACGCCTTCCCGCCGCCCGATTATTCAGAGAACGGCAGCACCACCGTGTTCAAGGACGGCGGCTGGTTCCAGTACGAACCGGACACCGGCCAGCTGCTGATTAAGAACATCAAAAGCGTGCGCATTGAGGCCGCAGACGGCATTCAGCTGATCACCGACCAGCTGGGCGTTGACGCCAGCCAGACGCTGATTAACAGCCAGACCGTGATGAACGGTGCGGTGACGCAGGGCGGCGGCGATATGAGCTCAAACGGCGTGGTTGTTGATAAGCACAGACACGGCGGCGTGAAGTCCGGCGGCGACACGTCCGGAGGCCCGCAATGATGTATCTCGGCATGAACCGCGACACCGGTGAAGCCATCATCGACACCGAGCACATCCGCCAAAGTGTGCGCGACATTCTGATCACCCCTGAAGGCAGCCGCATCGGGCGTCGTGAATACGGCTCGCTGCTGTCGGTGCTGATTGACCAGCCGCAGAACGACGTGGTGCGCCTTCAGGTGATGGCGGCGGCGTACACGGCGCTGAGCCGCTGGGAGCCACGTATCCGCCTCAGTTCTTTGGGCATAACCAGCGCCTTTGATGGCTCCATGGTGGTTGAGCTGACAGGCCAGCGTGCCGACGGCTCACCGCTCGCAATGTCTGTGCCTACGGGGGTAAACAGTGGCAGTAATTGACCTTTCGCAGCTGCCCGCACCGGAAGTGATCGAGGTGCCGGACTTTGAAACGCTGCTGGCCGAACGTAAGGAAGCGCTGATTGCGCTCTATCCGACGGACGAACAGGCCGCCATGCGCCGCGTGCTGGCGCTGGAATCCGATCCGATAGTGAAGTGCCTACAGGAAAGCGTGTACCGGGAAATCCTGCTGCGCCAGCGCATCAACGAGGCGGCGCAGGCGGTGATGGTGGCTTACGCGCTCGGCAGCGACCTCGACCAGCTGGCCGCGCGCAGTAACGTGCAGCGCCTGACCATCACCCCGGCCAGCCCGGACGCTGTGCCGCCGGTGGACGCGGTGATGGAATCGGACGACGCGCTGCGCGTGCGCGTGCCGGAAGCGTTTGAGGGCTTATCGGTTGCCGGTCCGACAGCGGCTTACGAGTTTCACGCCCGTAGTGCGGACGGACGGGTGCAGGACGTGTCCGCCATCAGCCCGTCACCGGCGACGGTGCTTGTCACCGTGCTAAGCCGGGAAGGCAACGGCACGGCAGCCGCTGATTTACTGAATACCGTGGACGCAGCGCTGAACAGCGAGAGCGTGCGCCCGGTGGCGGACCGCGTGACGGTGCAGGCTGCAACCATCAACGACTACCGCGTGCAGGCGAAGCTGCACCTGTTCGACGGCGTAGCCGCCGCGCCCTGTCTTGAGGCCGCAAACGAGAGGCTTGCCGCCTACCTTATCGAACAGAAAAAGCTGGGCCGCAGCGTGCGTCGCGAGTCTTATGGTGCGGTGCTGCGCGTGGCCGGTGTGGACTGGGTGGAAATCACCGAACCGGCTGAAGACATCATCATGGACCGCACGCAGGCGGGCAACTGCACCGGCACCGACGTAACGGTGGCGAGTGATGAGGTGGCGTCATGAGTAACAGCCTGCTGCCGCCCGGCTCATCCGCGCTTGAGCGCCGTCTGGCGCAGGCGTGCAGCGGGATTTCCGGGCTGAACGTGCCGCTGCGCGACCTGTGGAACCCTGACACCTGTCCGGTGAATTTTCTGCCCTATCTTGCCTGGGCGTTTTCGGTGGACCGCTGGGACGAGAGCTGGACGGAAAGCGTAAAGCGCAAGGTGGTGAAGGACGCGTTTTACATTCATCAGCACAAGGGCACCGTCAGCGCTATACGGCGCGTGGTGGAGCCGCTGGGCTATCTCATCCGCGTGATTGAGTGGTGGAAAACCAACGACGCGCCGGGCACGTTCCGGCTGGACGTGGGGGTGCTGGATACCGGCATCACCGAGGAAATGTATCACGAGCTGGAGCGCGTGATTGCCGACGCCAAGCCGTGCAGCCGCCATCTTACCGGGCTTTCAATCACCCTGGACGCAAACGGCACGGTGCCGGTGGCCGTTGCCAGCTACAGCGGCGACGAGCTGACCGTTTATCCCTACACCCCTGAACTAATCAGCGTCGGCGGGCCGGTGTATTCCGGCGCGGCGGTGCATCTTATCGACCTGACGGAAGTGAGCGCATGACGACAAAATATTTTGCCCTGCTGACCAATCAGGGCGCGGCTAAGCTTGCCAACGCTGCCGCGCTCGGCACCAAAGTGAACATCACGCAGATGGCGGTAGGCGATGGCGGCGGCGCGCTGCCCACGCCTGACCCGGCACAGACGAAACTCATCGGCGAGAAGCGCCGCGCGTCGCTTAACTCGCTGACAATTGACGCCGCTAACGGCAGCCAGATTATTGCCGAGCAGATTATCCCCGAGGGCGAGGGCGGTTTCTGGATCCGCGAGATTGGCCTGTTTGACGCCGACGGCGTCATGATTGCCGTGGCTAACTGCGCCGAGACCTACAAGCCGCAGCTCGCCGAGGGCAGCGGGCGCACGCAGACGGTGCGCATGATTATCATCGTGAACAGCACCAGCGCGGTAACGCTGAAAATCGACCCGTCGGTGGTACTGGCGACCCGGCAGTACGTGGATGATAAAGCGATTGAGGTGCGCCAGTACGCCGACGGCCTGCTGGATGCACACATCAAGGCGGCAGACCCGCATACGCAGTACGCACCGAAGGCCAGCCCGACGTTTACCGGCACGCCGAAAGCACCGACGGCAGCAGCGGGAAACAACTCCTCGCAGCTGGCAAATACGGCGTTTGTTCAGGCAGCCATTGCCCAGCTGGTTGCCTCTTCTCCGGAGGCGCTGGACACGCTGAACGAGCTGGCGGCTGCGCTTGGCAACGATCCGAAATTTGCCGCCACGATGACAAATCAACTGGCCGCACGGGCGCTGCTGGCCGGTAACGTGAATCAGCAGTTCTCGGCGAAAGACGCCACGCAGGACGGTCACGTGGTGAACCGGGGGCAGATGAATACCG